TCAATGTTGTTCTTGATGCCCGATTTGACACGTGGAAGTTCGGCGGCGGCTGCTGTGATGCCCTGAATAAACTCTTTAGCACCTACATTCAATGCCCGCAATCCTTCAGCGCTTTGCGTTCCGAATGCCTTTTGCATCAGCGTAGTGATGTTCGGCATATTTTCCGCAATAATGCTTAAGTCCTCCTGAAGCACGCGCCCTTTAGCAATCATCTGCGTGAACTGCTTTGTTACGCTGTCAAAGTTTTCAGCGCCAAAGCCCACAGACGCAACCGAGTTGCCTAACTGCTTGATGATCTCCCGTGCATCATTGGCTGCAATGCCTACACCCTGCAATCGGATGGAAGCGCCGACCGCCTGTTCAAGTCCTAAACCTGGATTCTCTGCAATTTTCTGAAGTTTCTCTAACTCCGCGCCTGCCTTCTCCGCGCTTCCCAACTGCGACTGTAAAGCAAGGGTAAGGCTTTCCAAATCTCCGGCAGCCTTGATGGCAGCACCACCGAATAAACCAAGTGGAGCGGACAAGGACAGCGTTAAGTCAGAGCCTATGCGGGATAGTTTTTCGCCAGAGCGCCGGAGCGCTTTTTCGGTGGCTGCTAAAGTTTTTTCATCGAAAATTACGCCCAGCCTGACGTTTAGTGCTACTGCTTTAGATGCCATCTTTTTTTAGTTTAGCCTCCATGTAACGGGCGTAAAGTTCGGGGTTGGTTTTTTTCAGGATTTCATCTGCATCGCGATCGAACTTATCAAACTCTTCACGCTCTTTGTCGTTCATCTGTGAGCGTGTTTTCAGGTGTGACTTAATCGGGGCATCCCAACTGAATGGCAACAAATCAGCAGGCTTTTTTATCTGCTTCTTTGAATCTACCGTCTTTGCCATGATGTACGCAACAAAGCGCGTCTGCTCCCAACCATTTTTAAACTGCTCAAAATGCGCTTCTTGTCGGTACTTGAAATAGGCAGGCGTTGCAAGGTAGAACTCTTCCTCATCCATGCCTATTTTAGCAGCCTGCCTTAACAGGTCGTGCCAATTGATTTTTACGCCCGTTTCTGCTTTGTCGGCTTCGCCGGGCTGTTCGCGTTTCCCGCGTCCGTCTGTGGGAATGAATCCTGAAACATCTGCATCATTTCAGCGATGGATTCGTTGTCAAGCCAATCCGCAAGGTCATCCTCAGTGAAGTCGGGCAACTTCTTGAATTGCCTGTAACCGCACGTGATGCCCGCATAGATAAGGTCCGCCACCACCGACAATCGGGGCGCTCCGCCGGACATCGTTTGAAAGTCCTCTATAGCGGATCGCCCCGTTTTGCGTTCATATTGTATGAGAGCGCCCATGCCAAATTTGACAGGGTGCATTTTGCCGTTTAACTTGATTTGCGACATTGTTAGTGATGATTGATGTGATGGATTATTAAATGGTGGCCTGCGTCAAAGCGCCTGTTCCCTGAAATTCAGCAGAGAATGTGACGGCTTCATCATTGCCGGAGGACTGGATTTGCAGGGATGATACATAGCCGCTTCCGCTGTACTTCGCATCGCCCGTTGTGCCTGTTTGGAACACAAGCGCAACCGATGTCTGGTTTGTCCATGCTGTAAACAGTTCCTCCACGCCATTGGTGGCTGCAAAGTCCACGTTTCCGGTAACGGATGCTGTCCATGACTTTGCACCTGGCAGAAATTCAGAAACCGCGCTGCTGTCTTTGCAGGTGGTTTCAAACATATTGGTTGAAGTTGAGATGGAAGCGTCCACCTGACAGGTAATTGCAGCGGGCGTGCCTCCGGTGTACAGCTTCATGTTTTTTGCTAATACTGTAGCCATTGTTAGTCGTTGTTTTTGTTGTTGAAGATGCGCCGCGCCTGTTGCTTTGGCGTTGTGTCGTTTGTATTCAAATCAGCCTCAATTGACGCGATGAATTGCGGCGTGGCTGTGATTGTCATATTTTCAGCAAGTGGAACACACAGATTTTCGACCTGTGCGCCGAGCGGATATTTACGCGCCCGTGTGTCATCAGGAACTTGCTTTGCTGTTCCATTTGTCAGGAGTGGCTGTGCGTCACCTGGTGCCACATCAAGCACCGTACCCGCTCCCCAATTTTCGTAATCTTTCAGAAGTTGTATTTTCATGGTGTTGTCTTTTTATTCCCTGCCCTTTGCGCGGGCGTAAAGTTTGTACCAAGGCGCTGTTCCACGCGAAACACTTGATGTATTCTTTGATTCACGATTCACGGTATCAATCTTTGAACCGATTATCTGCAAGATGGCGTTTTGCGCAACTGGCCCTGCTGCTGCTATTGCGGCCTCTACAAATCGTTTTCCGGCTCTTGTTTTTCCGTTGGTCATTGTAACACCATTGTTTACAAAGTGCGCATAATAACCGTCAATTCGCTTTCCCCCGAGCAATGGCCCTACCATTACACCCAATCTGATTCTACGCAATTTTGAAAGGCTCCTGAATGACTTTTGCAGGTTACCAGGCCTGTATGTAGCGACAATTACTCCGCTGCCTTTCCTTGCTCTTGTTCCTTTTTTGCCTACTCTCCTGTATCGGCTGTGCGACTTTGAAGATACGGGCGTTCTTGCTTTGATGGCAGAGGCTAATAGGTCAGCCGGGCCTTTAAGGTCGTTATTAACGTCCTTTTTCATTTGCGCTGTCAGTAATTGCAGCCCGCGTATCACATCGTTTATCTCAACGCCTAATTGATAACTCATGTTAGTTGGCAGTTATGAACTGATAAACAGATGTGCGTGAAACAAACAGGACATCCTCATCCATACCATCAGTAGATGAAATGTATTTGCATCCCTCGACCGTTACACCTCCGGCTGTGCCTGTAACAAAGTCAAGCGCATCCCTGACTGCCACATCTACATTATCCAGCGCTCCGTATGCGTTTAATCCCTGCTTCGCTTCAGCCCAATAAGTGAAAGTTACGGTAGCTGTGTCGTGATCGCTTTTCCTGTCTTTTTGATTGTCAGTCGGTGCATTTGACACCGTGAATACAATGGCAGGATAGGTGGCATCTTCAGGAATGAAGACAGGATAAATACGAGTGCCAACAAGCGCCGTGACGGCTGCTGTTGCGCTTAATTTGGCGTAAACGTATTGACCTACTTTCATCAGTCGTGCCTTTGTGCTGTGATCAACAGCGATTGCCTGAAGTCAGGCTTTTGAATGTACATTATATCAAACAGATCGCCTTCAAAGTTGATCCTCATTTTCTCGTTTAGTCCGTCACGATATGCAATATCAAATGTAACGGCTGTTTGTGTCGTGGGCCTGTCTGCCATCATCTCATCTGCATTGCCTCCCATCTTGTATGTGACCTTTGCCCACACTTCAGTATATCGTGTCCAGGTTAACAGTTCCTGTCCTGATGTTCCCCTTGACGTTGTAGGCTGCTCAAACATGATTCTGTGCCGCCTTTCGCCTATTTGTGTCTGCTTCGCCATTGGTTCAAATTATATCCAGCGCCTAAGCGGTTGAAGCAAAACATCTGACATACTGAACTCCGTTTCCTTACTGTCCTCACGATTGGTGTAGGCTCTGCCTATGCGTGAAAGAATGCCTAAACGCACGGTGTCAGGTATGTTAATCGAACTTGTGCCATATCCAGCTGTGTACGTGATTGTCACAGCGTCCGGCCTGATTTGCACATCCGAAGGGTAACTGTAATTTACTTTGGGCATGACGGTTGCGCCACCGGATGTTACTTTTACATCGTACTGGTTCGATGGCCATGTTGTGAGCGTGCCGGAACTGTTGTAATACTCAATCGCAGAAACCGACTGAATCGGAACAAGTCCGGCCAAAGTCATAGGCCGAAGGCTGTCGTACGGGAATTGCTTGTGGCATTCAGATACGACCTTGTTAAGAAGAGCGACCTGATACGACCTTTCAATCAGATCGCATTGCGCCCGAATAAGCAGCATCAGGTACTCATCATCATGACGCAGGTCATCCATGCGAAGTTGCGCCCTGGCATCCTCGATGGCTACGGGCAACTCTTCGCTGATAGTTTCAGCATTAACCGTATAGCCTGTGTAGTACGGGCTGTGTGTGGTATTGTAGTCTGATGCTATCATGTGATGTAGATGATTGTTCCTTTGGTTGCGCTGTCGTGTGCTGCTCCTGCACGATACGCTGTCTTACCAGCGGCTATTGCGGCATCGTTTGAATTGTATTCAGGTAACGAGCCTAAGATAGCATTAATGGTTGTCCAGCTCGTATCGTAATCAGTTGATGTGTCCTTTACTATCAGTTGCCCTGCTGTTCCTCCGGATGGCACACCGGCGCCCACCATAGACACAGGGAACTGAACCGTGATGTTAGAGGAATTGAGTGTAACCTGAATATCTGCCATGACTATGCCGTGATTTTATCAATCAGCGTGATGGTTGCCCGAAACAGGACATACACCACACCGGATGACAGGGTTAATTTCAGGTCGGTATTCAGCACGTTTGATATTGGCAGCGTTCCGGTTCCTACCGCTTCCGGGCTGATTGTCATTTGCCCGCTTGTCGGATTGGTCAGCGCAATGCCTGCATTTGCTGTGGTTGTAAGCGTTAATAACACGCTACCGGACGCGCTCTTTATCTGCATGGTAGCAGTTGCACCTGTAAGGTTTACAGGCGTGCCGTTAGTGTCCTCCACAGTAACCGTGAAGGCAGTTGTGCGGCTTTTGTACCATTCTAACGCCACGTATGGCGGTCGAAGAGATAGAAGTTGCGCGTCCGTTGTAGCCATGTGTTATTTCTTACGCTTTTCGCTTGTCGGTGGAAGTCCGGCCGCACGTTCTACTTTGGGCTGCTCTTCTTGTAACGCGATAGCAAGGCCACCACGAACAAGTGAAAGCGCACGGTTAGTAGGCATATCAACCTCCTGCCCTTTACCGTAGCTGAACGATTGCTTTGTGTCCGGATCGTTGCCGACAAGCGATTCAAGTATCCTGACCTTCATTAGGATGCAGCTGTGATAAGGTGCTTGATTGCTGCTGTGTTGATACATTCGCCATCGAAGCGCATCCATGCCTGGAAGCCGACGAGTCCGCTTTCAGAGTACAGTTCGTCACGGCGTGCGATAATCATGTCCTGAGCAATACGCACAATGTACTTACTGAAGTCACCACACAGGATAAGTTTGGAAGAGGCGTTGATGCTGCTGTCCATGTCCTGATTCACCCAAAATCTTGTGCCGTCAATCCGGTCGGCCTCACCTGCCACGTATGAAGGCATCCACAATGGGCGGTTTTGGCTGTCCACAAATTTCTTGATTGCGAGCAGTACGTTGTCATGGAACATAAACCCGAACTGGTCAGGATTTGCCCTGTACGCCGGGTCAATGCTGTGCTTCAGATCAAGGAGTTCCAGGTACGTGAAAGCGGTTGCAGACGCGGCTGTCTTACCGAGCGTGGAAGCGGTAACTACGCCATTCGGATCGCCGGAACCGTCACCGATTGTACATTGCTCATTGAGCGCACGGCCAAAGCGAGGCGCAAAGGCATCGCGCAATTCGCGTTCGATGTTGTACGCATTGTCCTGAAGCAGCTCATACGACACTTTCATTACAGAGCCGTACTTGTAAGCGTCAAGTTGAGCCTGTCCGAGCGTCAAGTCCTGAACGGTAAACGATGATGCCTCGCCAACCTTTACGGCTTTCGTGCTTGTATCATCTTCGGTCGGCCAGTACCTTGTTTCGCCTGTTGACGTTTGAAGGACTCTGCAAGCCTGAAGGATGCCGGAATACGATTTCATTGCGCGCTCAATTTCAGGCTGCCACGTGTCCGGCACAAGGTATCCACCGAGCGAGTCGGTGCCTACGACCTGGTTTGATGTTCCGCGCTTTTCACGAAGAATACTGCGGCTTTCTGAATCCATTTCATGCCATCCTTTGCGCACAAACAGCTCATAGGCGCTGACGTAGTCACGCTGTTTGCCCTTGTCTGCCGCCTTTGGCGCATTCTCGAATTTGGCCTTTACATTACGGGCCTCCAAAGCCTCAAGTGCTTCGTTTGCCTGAATGGATGATGTCAAAGCCGATTCATCAGCCTCCATCTTGCGCCATGAAGTGAGTTCTTCCTCACTCATAGCACGCCCTTCTGTGGCTGCCTTTGTGGCGGTCGCTTTCATTTGCTCAATGATCCGCGCACGCTGATCGTACAGATTTTGAATACCTGTTACCATTGCTTAAATTTGTTTGCGTTGAATGATTGCTGCCTTCCGGTCGAGTGCGCGGCATAGCAGATTGTAAGTTTCTGTAAGATCGGGATTAACCGACCTCTGACTTTCAGTTGTGCTTAGCGCCTGTATAGCTGCTGCGAGCGTTGCAACAAGCGCTGTATTTTCATCAGCACGCGCATTCAAAAGCGCTGCCAAATCATTGGCTGCTGACAAATCAGGATTGACTGATGCAATCATGGTCATCTTGTCGGCATAACCTTTGAGTTCAGCCACCGATTCATTCAGGCATTCAATCGTGCCTGTGATTGCCTCAATAGCCTGT